CTTTCGCTGCTCGTGCGCCGTCCTTCCCGTGCTCTGGGCGGTGGGTTCTTCTGTCATAAAAATCTCCTTGTTTAACGACCTGTCGGTCAGTGTTGATAAAACAAAAGAGCCAACCTGTAAGCGTTCTTTACAAGTTGGCTCCTATTGCCCTTTTCCGCGCCCTATTGCGCGTAAGTGCTGTATTTTATTGTTTTTTTGACCTCTAAAACGATATACCCATCTCCTTTGCGGCGAATTTCCACATCGTTACCGCGCTTCAAAATGGCTTCAATAGCCTGTACCATTTCATCACGGTTCATTGACTACCTCAATTTCTTTTGGGTCTACATCCGTAAGCTCAACTTTTGCACCATCATCGCACAGAATTACAACCCGATACTTGATCGCGCGTGCAATCTTGCGGGTGTAATCTCGCATCACTTGCGCAACTCCGTCAAGTTCAATCAAAATTCCTTCGTAACTTCTTGCTTTAATTCTCATACAGCGCCTTCATTCTCTCCCACTGCTCCGGCAGCCCTGCCGCCGCGCTGAACGCCTTGTATTTAGCGTTTAACCGCCGCAGCCTTATGTTTACCGCAGTCTCATCTTCATGCAATCCTGCGGCCTTGTAAGCGGATTTCTCACGCTTGAGCTTGCGTATGGTGCGCTCCACCTTGCGCTGCTCCTGCGTGGCTTCGTATGCCGTGTAGTTCTTGCCCTCAAAAGTACAGCCAAGCCCATCATCAATGTGTTCAAGCTGATTGTCTGTGTATGTGCGTTCGCTTACGCCCTCAACCCAAACGTTGCGGCGGTGGCGGCAGTTGGCTCCTTCCAACCCATCCACGGCCCCCAGACCGCACACCTCGTAGATGCTCGGGTAGATGTCCCCTGCGCGAATACTGTATACCTTGCCTTGCCAGTCCTTATGGCTTGACCACGGTGACGCCCCCGGCTTATCTCTCGCGCCAGCATGGGCGGAAACTTCAAAATACGGAGTTTCGAGATACTGCGCCGACTGCTCCGTATATTTAGAGCAAATTTGATTTACGCCAGTCATCACGGCTCTGCGCGCCGCCACATCGATCTGATCTCGATGCCCGCTCTCATAGTCGACGACCTTCAACCCGCTGTCTGCAAGCTTCTTTACCGCCGTCTTGATGGCCTGATTGTAGTTGATAGCGCCGCTCTGCACCTGCATCACCGCGTTATCAAGCGCCCATTGGTACGCTCTGGCAGGGGGTAACATTGTGCGCCCAGCGTCCACTAAAAAGCCCATTGAGCGCGTTATGTTGCGCAGCGTTTGCTTCGTCTGCTCGTATATTGCCCAAGTATCTTCTACGCTTACCAGCGTTCCCGGCTGTGTGATGCGCGCAAGGTCAATCAACTCTGTGTAATACTTCTGGTTGCGCTCCACCACATCGTCAAGCAGTCCATTTAACTTCGTTTCACTGATGCCGGAAGTCTTGCGGATTGCCTTTTCGATGCCCTTCAGGTCGATGCCGTGCGACCTCAGCGCTCGGATTGCCTGAACAGTCACTTCGTTCAGCTGATCTTTCAGCGCCAGCCTACTGCATATTTCATCGAGAAGCGTATCTTCCAATCCTCGGAACAGCTCTGCCAGATCCTCTGGGAGCGCATCAAGTAGTTCTGGGGTAAATGGATACCGGCTCATCTTTCACAACCCCAAAAGTCCCAGTGTTTTCTCCAAATCCCATTACTCGACCTCCGTTTCTTCCTCAGTTACCATGTCCTGCGCCTTCGGCAGCGCCGCCTTTGCGGTCGCCTCGTCCTCATTCATCCAGCGCATGCGGAACTCCCAGTCGTTCATAATGCCTGCGTTCAGCAGTTGCATATCGCGGGAGAAATCAGTAGCTTTATCCTCTATGATGCTGTCATCGAAATCTATAGAGATTTCCACGTCTTCATTCAACCCGGCGTTCATAGCTGTGTTTCCCAACCGAAGCAGAATACGGCACAGTTCCACTAGCGCTTGTTCCAGCACAATTTCATGTTTCTTAATGGTGCGGAACATAGTGCTGTTTTCACTGATCACCTGTGTTGCTGTCGCAACGCCGCCGCCGTCGAAACGGTAATATGTCTCACCAAAGCCGCACTTGCTGGACAGTACGTTCAGTTGGTCTTGAAGTCCTACATTCAGCTGCTCGGTTCTCAGCGTCGGGGAAATTGTCTCTACGACGTTTCCTTGCTGGGTATCCTCCGGAAGCAGATAGAAACGCCGGTCGTTGTCGTCAAGCGCCGGTTCGTCGTCTTCCCACCTTGTAGCGGGCATTTTGACCATCATCATCATCGGGCCGTTTTCGAACTCGTTGACGTAGCAGTCATAGGCACAGTCAACGCCGCGCAGAACATCAATCGCGTTTGCGTACACAGGAATACCGACCGGAAGCAGATAGTCAAGGTTGTTTGCAATGTTTGGCCTGTCGATAACGAACTGCCTCTTGTCGCTTCCCGTATGTACCACAGGGGGGATTCGCTCAAAGCCCGGAACATCGGTGAGCCGCGCGTCGGCAAGCGTCTCGTTTTCGTATCTGTAAATACTATTATCGATGACGTAAAGTCCGTTTTCGTCTTTCCGGTGAATCTGCAAATACAGATAATTCTTTCCGGCTCGGGTGACTACGCTGTCGAACGCGCATTCTGTGATAAATCCATTTTGCCAAACCAGCGGAAAGATGTGCTCAATCGTCACATAGTCCAGCTCGATGCCGGAAACATCACCCGGCACAATCTCGCCGCTTTCGTTAACGGCCTGCCCAACCACACGTGGAATGTATGCCACGGTTCCGAGCGCTGACTTCATTTCCTGCATTTCGTTTGCCTTGACCTTGAAGTTGTTCGCCGTCAGAACCCTGTCAATAAACTCCTGCTCCTTCTGGCCTTCGAGCGTGATCTGAACCTTCTCATTCATCAAAAGGTTAGCCCAGTCCTCACAAACTTTTTTCGCCATACCGAGACTTGCACGGTTGCACTTTGTCCACTTATGCCCGTTATATCGCCGGTATTGATGGAACCCCTTAACTTTGCCAACGTACCACGACTTCCAAAGGGACACGTATGTATAGAATTCCTTTGGGATTGTCGTATACCCGAGTTCCTTTAATTTATCGATAACCGTCATGCAATAACTCCCATTCTACGGCTTACAGGCTCCAACGCATACCGAGTCGCGTCAATCAGGTGATTGTTTGCGTCAGGGTAGCCGCTAATAATGTCGCCGTCTTTGTTTCTTTCGTATTCATACCCCACAAACTCATTGTAAGCGTGCGGTGTGCGCCGCCTGTCAATGACGATCGTTCTCCGCTGCAAGAACTTCATGCCATATTCCACAGAGCCGGGTCCTTTGACCGCTTCATACGCAGGAAGCCCCATTGCGCGGAGGTCAGCAACGCTCTTTGGTTCGGCGTTGTCGCAGATTGTTCTATCGTTGTTATACCCGCGCTGCTTAATCATCGTTGCGCTTTGCTCGTTAGATAATTTGTTTTGGTAAATCTCGTCCAGCAGATAGATGGTCTCTCTTGCCCGATCATAATGCAGCCGGATAAAAGCAAACGGGTCGGGGAACCAACCAAAGTCCACCCCTTGATAGATGCGGTCAAAGATTGCAATTTCTTCATCGGTGATTTCCCGCAATTCCAGTTTGTCAAACACATTGCCGCCGGTTCCAACCGGAATGCCTAAATACTCATGCTGGTACGCTCTCTCGTCTGTGCCCTTGAGATGTTCCGCCTCCGCTAAAAACTGCTCACCCAGCCACTCTGGAGGGGCTTGCAAGTACGTTGACTTGTGACACAGCCTGTCTGTGCGTTTTTCTAAGCTGTCCTTGTTCGCCCAGTTGTCGCGCGAGATCGGCGGGTTATAGCTTTCGAAATTCCAGAAAACCGAGCCGCCGCGCATGGTGGACTGTAAAATGTTTCGGATTTCCGCGCGTCCAGCAAACTGGTCTTTCTCTTCAAAGTGCGTCACGGCGATATAGCCGAACGGAACCTTGATAGACTTGATCTTCATGGGGTCATCGGCGCCGCGAAACATGATCTTCTGGCCTGTCGGCTTATAGATCAGCTCCATTGGGGAAACCTTTGCTTCCCAATACGCTGCCATGCCCAGCTCTCCAATTGCCCAAATGTACTGTGCATAGACGCTATCGCGGATCGTATTTGCCACTTTTCGCAAGACGAGCGCGTGAGTGCCCGGATTCCCAACCAGCAGAAGCGGAACGATAATTGATACTGTGGAGGATTTCAGCGACCCGCGCCCGCCGCTAAAATCGTAGTGCGTGTGACCATGATGGAAAATGTCATGCGCAATGTCATAAAACGCAGGGCCGATCTTCTCGGACAGGAAAATATCAGACATCGATAATCACCTTAACGACGGAATCGGTGCTGGAATTGTCTTGCTTATCAAACACGCCTGTATGCTTTGCAAGCATTTCAAGCGCCTTTAGCTTGTTTGCATATTTCAAATCGCTTTCTGTGCAATCAGACGCAGGCTTGTCCGCGATTTCTTTTAGCTTTTCAATCACATAGTCCTGCGTTACTTCCGTCCGCTTCTGCCTTTCCGCCTTTGCTTTTTGGATAGCAGCCGAAACGTTACTATTCGTAACCAACTGCCTACCTTTCTCGGCGTTCTTATACCCTGCTCTTGCGGCTGCCTGTGTGGCATTCAAATCCACAAGATATTCTTGCACAAATCGTTCTTGCTTTGCTGTTAATGCCATTCATCACCACCTCGCCGCTTT